GGTAACTACGCCCGTGAGCAGCAACGTCGTGGCGCTCAGCCGCCAAGGCAACCAGGCTTCTCTGGTGGAAACATTCCCTCTAGGCGTCCAGGAGAATAATCATGGCTAAAGGTAAAATGCCTCCTCAGTTTCTTGAGTACCTCAAGAAGAAAGAAGCTAAGAAGGAGGATGGTACTGAGATGAACGACAAGGAAAAACGTAAGGCAGCTCTAGACAAAGCTAGGAAATATCAAGAGCAGAAACGTAAAGATAAAAAATAAGCTAGTATTTAAGCATAGTTTGATTACCTGCTGTGCCCGCTTATACTTACCTGGCACATCGTCGTAATGCTCGTGCTGCAACAAAAAACTTTAAACTTAAAGAAAATAAAAACCAAGATAAGCTAGATCTTGCAAAGGAAGACTTTGGTTATTTTTGTGAGTACGTAGCAGATAAACCACCGGCAGAGCACCATAAAGAATGGCATAAGCAATTCATAACCAACCAAGATAGCTCTTGTTTGATAAAAATTGCTGGTCCAAACATTGACCTACTTGCTCCTCGCGGTTCAGCAAAGAGTACAGTTCTAGGTTTGCTTACCGCCTGGGCAATTGGAATTCACACTACTGCCAAACTTCCGCTCCAAATTCTTTACTTGTCTTATACGGTAGACATTGCTCGTTCTAAGTCTGCAACTATTAAGCGCATCATTGAAAGTAAAAGGTATCAAGAAGTTTTCCCTAGGGTACGTCTCCTGAAGAACGTAACCAGTAATGAATACTGGTCTATTGACCATAAATTTGCTGGTATTGAAGTAATTGGTGATGAACAATTTACTCTTTGTGCTGCAGGCTTGAAAGGTTCGGTGACCTCTAAGCGTTCGCACTTGGTAATGATTGATGACGCTATCAAGTCAGCCGCAGATATCTCTAACCCTGACATTAGAAAAATGATGCAGGATAACTGGAACGCAGTGATTTCACCAACCATGTTTGAAGGTGCTAGGGCAATCTGCCTTGGTACCAGGTTTAGGCATGACGATATTCACTCGACAACATTCAATGAACAAAACAACTGGATGCAAATTGTTTTGTCAGCTATTCAAAATGATGTTAAAACAGGAGAAGAGAAGTCATACTGGCCGGAGATGTGGCCCTTGGAATACCTAAAGGAAAAGAAAAGGCAAGCACCTATTGCATTCTCTTTCCAATACATGAATCAAGTCATACGACAAAATGAATTGTCCCTGGCACCAGAGTTAATTGTTAAGGCAGAAATCTCAACAGAATTTGACGCCCTTGGTATTGGTGTTGATCTTTCTGCTGGAATCAAAGAGAAAAACGATTACACCGTAATGATTCTTGGGGGACGTATTGGAGACCGTATACACATCATTGATTACCGACGCATCAGGGTCATGGGAAACCTAGAAAAACTAGATGCCATGAAGGAGCTTTTAAACGATTGGTCTATTCTTGGTTGTGATGAAAACGGTTCGTACTTCCCAACGTATTCAACGTGTGACATTTGGTCAGAAGCCGTACAATACCAGGCTTCCTTGGAGGCCGACTTCAAACGTGTTTGCTTGAATAACGAAGGACTCTACAATCTGCTTTGGCACCCAGTAAAAGGGTTCCGTGCAGATAAGCTTGCACGATTCCGTGGCATCATTGGCATGTTTGAAGATCGTAAGATCATCTTCAACCGTTTTAGGAACTTCAGTAATCTCTTCGAGGAACTCACTAATTTCGGTGTTAGTAGTCATGACGATTGTGTCGACGCCTTGGTATGGTTGGTAACAGGATTGGCCAGAAAAGGAAACCTCCATCTCGATTACTAAAGTCTAGAATAGAAGAAAAGTTTTAGTCATGGGTCCAGAATATTTAGCGTTATTTGTAACGTTGGTTATATCAGGCGTCTCCGGAGGGAGCTGGACCGCCAATAAAATTTTAAATCGTTTTTCAGTACGAGCAAAGCAAATTGACAACGCATTGGCAAACCAAGAAAGAGAGTTGGATAAGCTAGAAGAAAAGGTGAACCGCATGCCCTTGGACTACGTTTTGAAGGTAGACTTCCTAAGGGAAATTACAGAAATGCACGACAATTTTAAACAGATCAACATGAAGCTTGATAAACTTGTGGAAAAGCTTTTGACAAAATGAGCTACATCCTGGAAATACAAGAAGACGAAAACGGGGAATCGTTCATCACTTTTCCGGACGACATCATAGAAACCCTTGGTTGGCAAGAAGGTGATGTTCTGGAATGGAAGCTCAAGGGAAATGGTGTTCTTCTAACCAAGCTCAACGACAGTGCCGGGTACGAGGTTATAGAAGAGTAAAATAAAACAATACAAGAGGCATTGAAATGGCTGGTTTTTATGGTGGTTATATGGGCAACGCAGGAGCGTTGGCTCAAGGCAATCCCAATCCTTTACCTGATCCAAGTTTCAGAATACCTGGTGGAGCTCCTTGGGGAAATCGTCCCCTTTTACCTAACGAAAAAGAAACTTTTGACAAGCCATTCATTCCGCTACTTGGTCCTGGGCAAAATGTGCCCTTGGCTCAAGGGTTTGCCGGAGAGATTGGTAACATGGCTGGAATGGAAGGCGCTCAACTTGCAGGGGGATTTAATTTACTAAATCCAATGTCTTGGTTTGGACAGGCTCAAGAAGCTGTTAATAACTCTAAAAAAGGAATTAAACAAGGTCCAAATAATGCACCGATAAATACCATTCTTAATCGCCGCGCAGCTGAAGTAGAAGCATTGAAACAACAAGGCCTTTATTGATAATGAAGAAAAAACAGCTAGTCAAAGAAGCGTTAAAACATCCTGAGTTATTTACTCAGGGTGAATTACTTTACTTTGACCGCTGGTTGTGGCACAAGAAACAATCAAAAGCTGCTAAGATCAATAAAGATAAAGGGGACAATAGTTAATGGCGGTCGATGCTAAGACACGATTAAGGGAAATTATTGACTCGTATCTTGAAAAAGATGGTGGGTCTGCAATTGATACTGGCATCGTGGCATCGCACCTGGCACAGATGCGGTTATTTGGTATCCGCCAAGGTGTTGAATTTTTCCCGGGGCAAGATAACTTTGGAAACCAGCGCAAAGATTTTGTTGATCGTGTAGTTAAATATAACCAACTTGATACGCGCCTCGATTCAATCTGGGATTACTTCTTGGCTGATGGCCAAGGTCTTTTTTATATTCGACCGACAGAAGCAAACTATCGGTTGTACTTCTTCCGTAAACATGAGTATCGCACATACTACAACGTAGACGGAGAGCTGGATGAAGTTGTAATCATCTATAGCTATAAGGTGCGTCGTGGCTTTGGCTTTGATCAAGATATCCAAACAGGGAGCTTAACAGGTCCTGCCTCCATGGGGCAAGGTGCCAAGCGTTACATCAGGCTTTCAATCAAACATAAGACAATTGAAGAGACTCACTCAGAAGGTGAGATTTCATTTGAACAACCCAACTACGCTGTATCCGGTAAAACAAAAACGTTTAAAAATACGCTTGGTTTTATTCCTTGCGTAGAAATCCTTAATAATCCCAAGGGATTTTCTAACGAAGGTGTTGGGGAATTTGAGGCATTTGCTAATCACATTTGTACGCACGATGAAATGGTTCGCACCATGCGTAAGAATATTCAATTCTTTGGTAATCCAACTCTTCTCTCCTCCAGGCCAAAAACTGACCTAATGGAATCCGGTGGTGATTCCGTTGTACAGCGTCCATCTATTGCAGCAAACTCTGGGTTCAATAGTCCCAATGGTTTAAGTCGTTCTACATTTAAATCAGATCCTGTTAGCCGTGGTGTTGATGGCCAAATCCGTGTGCCACGCGTTATTGCAAACCTGGAGCCAAACGATAGAGTTGGTTATATTGTTCCAGATGCCATCACTGGTGACCAGAATTCATTCTCTCGTCAATATCGAGAAGAAATTAGAACTGCTCTTGGTGGTGTAGATGAACTATCAATTTCCGCTGGTGTAACTGCAACAGAATACAAATCATTGTTTGGACGTGTATCTGCAACATCAAAGAAGAAAGCAACTGCAATTTATACATACGGTATTTGCCGTTGCTTTGAATTAATTATCTACCAAGAGGAACGCCTGTTCCGTGAAACGCTTGCTGCTACTGCAGGAATTGAAAAGCCCCTGGAACTACCAGAGACCGCTACTCCTGAAGAAGCAAAGATGTATGCAGATGCACGTAGTGCATTTGAAGAACAAGTTAAAAGTTTAATGATGGCATGTCTCAAGTCACAACAGATTCCACCTGGTGTGCTTGGACTGATTCCTGATGGCGACGTAACAATGTTATGGCGTTGGATGGGACCTGTGTATGAAGACTCCACGCAGGATACGCTTAACAATTCTATTGTGGTTAGGAACCTCCAGGAGTTAGGTGTTGATAGCATTGAAGCACTGAAATATCTTTTCCCATCTAAAACAGATGAAGAAAGGGCCGGGATGCTTTCGGGTTTCCCGTTCAGGATGGTTGGAGAATTGCAGAGTGCATACAAAGCGTTCGCTGGCCTAGTGGGGGGCATGATGCAGACCCCTCACCCGCAATCACCGGATTTACCGATGGCTGCGGATCCGAGATTGGATTTAACTCCATATCTGTATCGAACTTTAGAAGCTCTACAAAAGGAGATGAGTTATGCAGGACGCTATCGTCCAATCGATCCCACAGACGAGCCAAGCACCAGCAGCCGTCGCCCCGAGCAGCTACGTGGTGGCAACACCGCAAGCAGCCCAGGCCAGCTACCAGGTGGCTCCAGTGGGGTATCAAGTGGGTATGAGCTACCCCCAAGCGGTACCTCAGGCAGCCCCCAGCTACCAATCAGCCCCTACTCAGTACGCCCCCCAATACCAACAGGCGGAAACAGCGGGGAATCCATGGGAGTCGGCGTTCAACAAAGTAGTGAACCTACTGAGCGCTCCAGTCCAATCCCCGTTCCAGGGTCAACAGTCAGCGCCGACACCGACAGCGTATACCCCGGCCAACTACGGTCAGGGCAGCTACCAAGCTACGCAACAATCGGTAGCGCCGACCTCGTATCTCAGCCAGGACTACTCGCCCAATTATTCCCAAACCTCCTCGGGTCCCTCCTTGGAGGCGATCGCGGACTACCTACAACTGAGCAACGACAGCCGCCTAGTGCTGGACTCGTTCGGGGTGGAAGCTCCAGCGGTGCTAAACCAGTACGCCCTCCAACTAGAGGCAATGCTGGACAGCGCAGTGGCGTGGGGAAACCGGGCCGCAAATAACATCCAGGGTTATGCCGAGTTTGCTGTAAACGAGCACCAGGAGAACCTGGCATATAACGAGATTCTGACCAACCCCGATGTTCTCAGCGATTACACGCTGCGTTTCTTCGGTCCCGAAGGTCCGTATCCCGTGTATGAAAACGAAGCTCAACTTGAGACACGTGGTTATCCCACGCAACAAGTGCAAGCAGCTTATGGCAATTTCCCTGCACCTCCTGCTGCCGCTGGTATGCAACAGCCCGAGAATTTCTGGGGCGGTTTCAACGAGACGATGGCACGTGATCCCCAGAATGCTTGGCGCATGCTGAATCAAGCTGCTCCCCAAGTTGTCGCCGGCAAACTGTTTGTGATGGAGTGAGATGATGAATCTCGCCGGTAAATTCTCTCCGGAAATGCAGGCGATGTTAGGAGTAGGTGCACTGACCGCTGGTGCATCTACTCTTGGTAACATTGTCACCGGACAAGCAAAAGATAAAGGACCAGGTCGTGTTGCTCTTGAAGCCCTAGGCGCAGGAGCCCTTGGTGGTGCCTTTGGTCGTCGCCTACCTGCAACCAATGCCAGTGTCATGGAAATGCTTGACCAAAGTCCTATGTATCAAGACCCACGGGCAAGGATGCTAGGGAAAAGAGGCGTTGAAGCTGGAATAGTTGCAGGCGCTCTAGGCGCCGGAGGACTTGGTGGTCTTCTTGGTGGAGGTGTTGCTAATACCGGAGACCTTGTAGGTATTCCCGGCTTACAACAAGCTGCACCTATGGATCCTGAATCATATGGTTCCAGTAATTCAATGGGTGCTCGTTATAAGCAACCCACTATGCAATACGTTTAAACATAATAAATTACCCACTGCTAAAATTTGTGATAGATAAGACATGTAAGTGTCTAAATCTTTCCCCCGATAAATTTCTGCGATCCTGGAGGATAGAGCAAAGTGTTTCTTGATAACGATTTTCCGAAGATTCTTGGTGCGGAACTTTACCGTCCTCACCCTGCCTACATTGCTGAGATGGCTGTAGAGCCCGTGGTCGTCCACGACTTTACTCGCCAGCCTGGTCAAACCGTTCAGCTAGACCGCTACAAGTTCTGGGGTTCCCCTGGTACTAAGGACGCCCGCGAGCGTATTGCCGACCAAACTATTGGTACTGCCAATAGCCGTAACATCACCAAGGAGAAAGTCCTGGTGGTGCTTAAGGAATACACCGGTCCTGCTGACCCCGGCGATCCTACCCAGCCTTCGACCTTTAAGATTGCCCGCGAGACCCTGATCACTGCCCAGCGCATGTTGCTGGACTCAGGTAACCTCAACATGTTCCACCAGTCAATCGGTAGCTTGACGCTGCTTGATGACTATCGTCGTTGGCGTGACCGCGTCTTCATTGACGAACTGTCCAAAGCTGAAGCTAACGGTAAAGCTGACACCACTCAAGGTGGTTACTACTTCCCCGCCAATAAGACTAAAGCCTCTAACGGCTCTATCACTTATACTTCTACTGAGTACACCGCTGATCTCCAACAGTTCCAGGTTCGTACTGACCTGTTGAACGTCGTCAAGGACCTGCGTAAGCGTAACGTACCGACCTATTCCGATGGTCTGTATCGTTGCATTTGCGATCCTACCTTCATGATGCACCTGCGTCGTGATCCTGACTTCCGTGAGATCGCTCGTTACGCTGGTAATCCTGGTCAAGGCATGTACATGGGCAACCCCATGATGCCTAACAACGCCAGCTTCTTCCAGGGTCCTCAGGCCGGCCAAGGTTACTTCCTTGCTGGTGAACCTGTCATGCCTACTGGTGTGCAGTTTGAAGGCGTTAAGTTCTTCGAGTCGACTAACTTCCCGACCAAGAGCATCAGCACATCTTTTGACACTGGCTCCAACTTTGCCAGCCAAGAAGTTGCTCAAGGTTATTTCTTCGGCCCTCAAGCTATTGGCGTCGGTATCGGCGGTCCTAACGCTCAGGTGCTCATCAATAACAACGATGACTTCAGCCGCTTTATCATCTTGATCTGGCAACTGTACGCTGGTTTTGAAATCCTCAACAAGGATTTTGTTACCACTGCATTCAGCTACGTCTCTGATGACGGCAACATCTGATAATTATACCTAAACCTCAAATCTCATAGGAGAAATAAATGACCTACTTGTCTGCTAAAAAAATCTATCCAGGTAACTGGAGTAATGCGCTTAATGGTTGGTACAAAAACATCGACGTAACTGCCGATAGTACTAACGATTACTCCAAGGGTGGCCCCACTTCGGTGCTGGCAACCCCTGGTTATCGCTACTTCCAGCAACGTGGTTACGTTCCAGTGACCTGGGCTTCTGGTTCAGCTACTGCCAGTGGCACCTACATGAGTGTCATTGTTCCTTCCCCTTACCGGCAGGACGACACCCGTACCGACATCACTGGTATGGTGATCTCTGGTAGCACCGCCCAAGGCGCTTATGTGTATCGTACCGCTATCTCCGTAGCCTCTGGCTGGGGTGATGGCCGTGTTGCTTCTGGCGTCTACGCTCCCAGTGGCCAGATCATTTCCTTTGGTCGTAACACTGGTACTGCAACTGCTGCTACCGGCGTCGCTGCTTCAGGTGTTGGCGAAAGCGTGGTACAAGCAAACATCCTTGCTGCACAAGGTGCTAGTAATGGTGCTGCTGGTATCTACTTCTCTGGTACTGTACAAGCCTTTGGTACTGACCCCATCCTCACCGCCACTGGTGCTGCTGGTGTTACTAATACCAACGTATCTTTCAAGGCCACAGCTTCCACCCTGCTGGGTGTATTCGCCAAGGGCGCTGTTAACGATACGTCAACTTCCGGTGGTATCTACATCTCTGATGCTGATGTCGCTGCTGGCCGTGCTGGCTACCTGGTTGTCGAAGTGTGCTACATCCGTCCTGATGACGCTCCCGGCTACGAGGATATTGACGCTTATCTCACCGGTCGCACTGTTAGCTGATTAGGTTACACTGGAACCAGATAACAAAACTTCTGGTTCCTATGCTTTACCAACATCGTAAAACCGGTGCTCGTGTCAAGATTGTAAGCGAATGGGATAATGGCGATTGGTTCATGGTCGAAGATCAGGACGGTCGCCTTTACACTGCTTACAAGACGGAACTTACACCTGATGAGACTGCAACCAAGAAGGTGCAAACTCTTCAGGTAAAAGATCGAGCTTCTCAAGAAGAACCTCGTAAGTTTCCTCC